CACGACGTCGGGCCCTGTGGCGTAGGCCAGTGTCCGCCGCGCCGCCAGCGCCCTACCGTCGAGCGCGTCGTCGTCGCTGTCTCCCACGATGCCGCGGAACGTGACATCCGCGGTGAGCAGGCGCGAGCGGGTCACCTCGACGGTCCAGAATGGGTCGTCGAAGAAGACGGCGAGGTCGTCGGAGAGCATGGCGGCGGCTTGGCTGTGACGTGGGAAGGCTGGTCAGGCCAGGGTCAAATGCTCGCCTCGAGGATGGCGCGCGGGCGGGTCGGCAGGTGGATGGTGTTGCCCTGCATCTCCAGGTCGTACCCGGTGCCGTTGCGCTTCTCGATGGCCTTGGCGTACATCGGAACCCCGACGGTGTTGACCGTCTCGTTGTAGTTCGCCGGGGCATGGCGACCGAGCAGCAGGTTGGGCACGCCACGCGGAACGATGCGCGCCTTGGTGGCCGGGACCATCGGCGTGTTGCCGTTGCGCGCGCGGGATCGATGCCACAGGATGCCGCCGTAGGAGAAGGTGTCCGGCACCGCGCCGGCCTGGTCGGCCGCTCGTGCGGTGGCCTGCCAGGTCTCCTTCACCGTCTTGTGCGTGATCAGCGCATCGAAGAACTCGGTGCCGCACCAGCCGTCAGCACCGGAGAAGGAAACGCCACCCAGCTCCTGGCCGATGCTGTCCAGCGCAGCGGCGCACTTGACGCGCACTTCCGTGGCCGCGTTGTCGAGCACGAAATCGATCGTGTTCTGAGCGACACCGAACTCATCGAAAAAGTTGTACAGGACCGATCCGTCCGCGTCGTACACGATGCCGGCCAGTGCGCCCCAGCGGTGGTACTCCATGGTCAGGTCGTGGTTGTTGGAGCCGATCGTCAGCACCTCGGCCACGCGCGTGGACAGCATGTCCGGCTGCTCCTGGGTGCCGAATGCGCGCACGTCCTGGATCTCGTCCGCGAAGATCTCGTCGGCCTGCGGGAAGTGCGGAATCTTGAAGGTGCGGGTCTTGCGGGTCCTGCGGCCCATCGACTGCGGGGCACCACCCCGCGGCTTGGATTGCACCAGGCGCAGGGTGTAGCCGTCCGACTCCACCTCGATGGAGGTGGTGGCGACGCCAGCGTAGGAGAACAGGCCGGAGTTGGCCAGTTCGGTGGGAAGGTGCGGCACCTCATTGATGGCCGCAGTCAGAGTCTGAAGGGTGAAGTCCATGTGCGGGCTCCTGATGGTTTGGGTGACTTCGCCGCGCGATCAGCGGGCGATGACGTAGGAGGTGGCCAGGTCGGCCAGGCCGGCGGTCTTGGCGGTGCTGTCGGCGCCGGTGATCCACACCAGGCGGTCGGACCACACCTCGGCCAGGCGCACATGCGCCACGGCCTTCACGTCTGCGCTGGTGGCATCGACCTCGGCGAAGTTGACGGCGACCGCGGCCTGGGTGCCATCGCTGGCGGTGTTGTCGTACCAGCCGTACTTGCCGCCGGTGGTGATCTTGCCGAGCACCGCGCCGGCCTTGATGACGCCCTCGCCAGAGGCGATGGTGACGGTTTCACGGCTCAGGGTGCCGTTGGCCTCGGAGCAGACGTGTGCACCGAGGGGCGGATTCATCGTGGTGGTGGCCATGTTGTGGGCTCCTTTCCTGGGGGTCAGGTGATGGGTGGGTCAGGCCTTGCCGTGCAACGCCGCAATGGCGCGCTGCAGCGGGTTGGGCTTGCGCTCCGCGGAGGACTCCGCGCCAGCGTTCGGCGCGCCGTCGCCATCGGTGCGCTCATCCATCGGCGCGGTCGACGCAGGCGCAGCCTTGGGCGCGTCGGCGAAGTGCGCGGAACCAGCGCTGGCCAGCGTCTCGCGGTGGGCAGCCAGGACCGCGAGCGCCGCCTGGGCGCCGGTGGTATTGCCGTCCGAGGCAAGCTGCTCGATCAGCGCCTCGTGGCCCGGCAGCGCAGCAGCGCGCACGGCCTTGACGCGGTCGATCTCGGCCGCAGCACCGGCGGCCATGAATTCGGAGCGGAGTTCGGCGACGAGTGCCGGGTGATCCCGCTCCAGGGTTTGTCGATCCATGTCGGGATCTCCTTCCGTGGTGGTGAAGGTGGAGGTGATGACGGGCCGCACCGGCTCGTCGGTACGCGCGGCCGGCCTGATGTCGCCGGCCGCGATCTCGGGGAGGGCCGCACCGGACCCGTCACCGCTGATTGGGTTGGACGCAGAGGCGTCGATTGCTGGCAGCTCGCCCAGCGCAAACACCGCCTTGTGACGCTGCGCGAAGCGCTGCGGGTTGGTGGCGAGCTGCTCGGCCAGCGCATCGACCGAGGACACGCCATCGACCAGGCCGGCATCAATGGCCTGCTGGCCGACGAAGACCCGGCCATCCGCCATGTGCTGCAGCACCTGTGCAGAGCCGACGCCGCGGTGGGCCGCCACGGCATCGACGAAGACGCGGTACAGCTCATCCACCTGGGCCTGCAGGTAGGCCCGGCCCTCGGCCGTGAGGGGCGCCTTGTCGCTGGCGATGCGCTTGTACCGGCCGGCGGTGATCTCGGTCGTCTGCCCGGCCTGGGAGCCGCGCGGCTGGTAGTTGTGGGTGGCCACCACACCGATGGAGCCTACGAAGTCCGTCAGCCCGCTGATGTAGACCGCGTTGGCAGCGCTGCCCCACCAGTAGCCGGCGCTGGCCATCATGCCGGTGGAGATGGTGGCGGTCGGCTTGTCGCGGCCCATGGCGCGGATGGCATCGGCCACCGCCGGCACGCCGAACACGCTGCCACCCGGGGAGTCCATCTCAATCAGCACCGAGCGCACGCGCGGGTCAGCATGCATGCTCTGCACCTGTTTGAGCGCCATCTGGCTGGACACGCCGCCGCTGATCTGCGTGAACATGTTGGCCTTGGGGGCGATGGCGCCTTCCAATACCAGGTGCCCGACGCCACCGTCGCGCAGCTGGTAGGCCTGCTGCTCACTCGCCAACGGGCGGCCCAGGCGGGCCTCGACGGCGGGGATGTCGATCTTGTCGCCGCGCAGGTGGGTGGCGTAGACGGCCTGGATCTCCGAGAGCCTGTCCGGCAGGATGGCCCAGGGTCTGGTGAGCAGTTCGATCAGGGTCATGGTGGGTAGCTCAGGAAATTCGGGGTCCAGAAAGGTCGAGCCCCGCACAGTGGCGGGGCTCGGTGGCAGGCTCTTCGGCGGCGTTTCGATGGATCTACCTCATGGGCTGCTGTGCGCGGTCAGCGCCTTCCATGCCGCGACCAGGCCAGCCCATCCGCCCAGCGAGTAGACGAGCACGCCCAGCACTACAAACAAGGCGGCCCTGCGCGCAAGTCCGGAGAGACCATCGATCAGCAGCTCACCGCCAGCCCGGGTGGCGCTGCGGCGGAACGCGCCGGCAGCGCGGCTGGCGACGAGATCGAACAGATCCTCGTCTTCCGCCACGCTGCGCATGCCGGCGGCTACGCCATCCGCGATGGACTGCTGGATGCCACCTTCCGCGATCGCGTCCCGCACGCCATCCGCCACGGACTGCCGCACGTATGCCTTGAGCTTGTCGGCTGCGGCGGGGTCGAGGGCGCCCCAGTCTGAGTCGGTTGGCATGGTGTTGATCAGCCCCTCGCAATGTGCGCGCCGCTGGCCTGCAGCAGGATCACCCGCTCGCCCTGCGGAACAGTGATGGCAGCGCCACCCGGCGCGACGTAGGCGCGGCCCGGGTCCATCTGGATGCTGCCGCTGGTGGGCGCGATCACAGTGCTGCCATCCTTGCGCGTCAGGTAGCCGCCCACGATCATCAGCGGGCTGGCGGTGACGTTGTCGATGTGGATGTCCGCCTTGTCCTGGTCGATCACGTAGTTGGCCGAGTCGCTCGCCGACATCGCGCCGAAGAATGCGGAGGCAATGCCGGCGCTGGTGGTCTGGTAGTGCTGCATCCAGGCGTAGAGCCGCTGCACCAGCGTGTAGCCGTCCGGGTCGCTCGCGTCCACATGGATCGCCAGGCTATCCGCCGTGAACTCGGTCACCGTGGCGCCGTCGATGCCGTTGCCGACGTAGACCATGTCATCGTCCTGCGCGGCCAGGAAGATCAGCCCACTGGATGTCAGGATGCCGGTGGCCTCCAGAGGCAGGTAGTCCGGGTGGTCAGCGCGCAACCGGATGGCCTTGTCCGAGGTCCATGTGGTGGCGTAGGTCAGGCCGGTGCTGCCGAGCGTGGTGTTGAGCAGCTCGGTCGCGTCGGTGACGTTGTAGAGCTGCACGCGGCTGCCTGACACCAGGCTGGCAGCGGTCACCGTGACGTGCAGCCCGGCGCTGTCGGTGTACGGGCCGACCACCGTGCCCACCACGGTGTAGGTGGTGGCAAAGGTGTCGCCGGTGCTGCTGGAGATGTGCACACCCTCGCCCTGGTTGGCGGTCTGGCACAGGTCTGCAATGCAGGCTTCGAACACTTCGCGCGCCGTTGCGCTGCCGGTGATCGTGATCGTCTCCGCGCCGTGGTCCACCACGATCGGCAGGGCCAACGCCGCGGCCTCGGTGAGCGTCAGCCGCGTGTCCACAATCTGCGCGGCCTGCGGCAGCCACTGGTAGCCGTAGTGCCGCACGCTCTGCGTCATGGGGTAATGGTAGATCCCGTCGAGCCACGCGAAACCGCTGGTGCTCGCGCTCTGCACTGTGACCGTGGCGGTGATGTCGCCGGTGCCTGTTGGGGTGAAGGTGAACGTGAAGTCGTCCCACGCATCGGCTGTTGCCGCGCACGTGTGGCTCTGCGTCACGCCCTGCCCACTCAGTGCGATGCTGGGTGGCGTCGCCGTGCCGTAGGTGGCGTCGAACCGCAGCGATCCCTTGATGACCTGCGCGACGCCGGCCACGGCGGGCAGCGTGAAGGTGTAGGTAATCGCGGTGTTGGCGACCTTCGGTTGGATCTTGACCGAGTAGGTGCTGCGGCGGCTGGTTGTGGTGTCGGTGGTTGTCGTGTGGAAATACGAAAGCACACGGTTATCCGCTGCGTTGCCGTTGACCGCGGTAATGGCTGCGCGCTGCTGCTGGGTCGGTGGAGTGGTACCGGCTGTATTCGTGGCGGTCAACGTCACGCCTGCGAACGAGCAGCCTGACATCATTACGGTGGTCGGAGAGTTCTGCGTTCCCTGAAGAAACAAGCGCTGCTGAGTCGAGATTGCGCAATTCTCAAATTCACCGCGACCCACGACGTTTGAAACTAGATTTGCTTGTGAGTGCAGCTCGGCTGCTGTGAATTTCGCAAAACCAGCCAATGCACCGAGCACAGTCGCCGAGGCCCAGGCTGCACCTCCGGAGATTCTGCTTTCGATGCTCCCAGCGTTGTACGCGGAATGACACGCCGTGGCCACACGGTACAAGTAGCAGTCTGCAGTGCTGCAGGAGCTGTTATCCCCGAAATATGCGCCGCCACCCGTCGCGTGCTGGCTGTAAATTGCCCACCCATTGAATTCATGGGTCGCAGCTGACGGGCTTCCGGATGAGATCGTATAAGCCGGGACGGTACTCGTGTGATATGCGGCGCAGGCGTACAGAGTCTGCTTCGGTGCCCCGCCACCTCGAATCCCAACACCGTAGTAAGCCGGGATGTTTTGGTTTCCTCCCGACCATCCCGTGGAAACGCCGATGTTTTCGAAAAGAATGTTTCGAATATCAAGCGCCATCGTCCCAGCGTCACTTGCCGAGAAACAGACGACCGCTGGGTATGTGGCGCTGGCTGATCGCACGCGGACATTACTCGACAGATTGCCGATCCGGCACCCACTGGAGCGAGCAAAGTTCAGACTTGCCACGACCCAAGACGTACCGGATCCGGACGCCAGCGTCGTGATCTGAGCCCGGCTCGGGTCATCGGTGTCCGACGCAATGACGACTGTGTCTCCGACCGACCAGTTCGATGCGGCTGCGACAGCAACGGACACGTTCGACCCGGCTGAGGCCGGAGCGCTCAGCGTCGTGTTCCGCGTGCGCGCAACGCCCACCAGAGCCCACGTGCCACTGGACTGCAGGTGGCTGGTCATGCCGTGCTGGCCGATCGTCGTGCTGCCGTGGTTGAGGTAGATGTCGGTGGTAACGCCCAGCGGGATCGGATCCGCCGTGGTGCCGGCATCGACCGTACCACCAGATGCCCGGAACAGCGTGCCGGCGCACCGCAGGATGGTCGATGTGCTGCGGCTGAATTTCAGCGCGCCGTTGACGACGATGGCGTTGTTGGCCGCGGTGGTGCTGCTGGTGCCGTCACCGTAGGTCCCATCGGCCTCATCGTATGTGACCGTGCGCCCGGACGCGATGACGATCTTGTGCCCGGCGCCGCTGGGTGGCTTGATGCCGCCGACCCAAGTGCTGCCGGCCGACCAGAGGCCGGAGGCGGCGGAGGTGTAGGTGGCCATGCTGCCGCGTCAGGTTGTGGATCAGGCCAGCGTGATCGGGTCTGAGGCCTCGAAGTTGAAGGCGGTGGCACTCGTGGCGTAGCCGATGCGCTGCACGATGTGCCCGGCCGTGGTGATGGCGGAGGCGTCCTGCGTGATCCCGCCAGGGGTGGTGGCCGACAGGTAGACGTCTCCAGGAGCCAACCCGGTGACCTGGTCGTTCTTGCCCTCGAAGTACACGGTGCCGGTCGCGCCGTTGGAGACGCTTTCCTTCACGAAACCGTGCGCCTTCTTGGCCTTTCCGCCTGCGGCATCGGCCTTGCGGATGCGAAACGCGCCGGAGCCGCTCCAGATGTTGACGTTGTCCCCGGCCGCGAGAGCCTCGGAGGCCTGGAAGGTGTCCGTGTCATCTCCAACACCGCCGGGCATCATTGCCTGCGGGAACTTGCCGTTTGCATCCAGCTGCGGGATCTTGTTGGCGTCGCCGACTCCGCCGGTGGTGGCTGCTTGGACTTCGGCGCTGCCGCCGGCTCCGTCGTGTGCGAGGTACTTGGCCATGGTGTTCAGGCTCCGAGATGGATGGGAGTGGAGAAACGGACGGCGAGCGTGTCGCCGTCCCCCCAGCCGACTTGCAGCGCGAACAGCGCGCCGGGCGGTAGGGTCTGAGTGAGGACGCCATCGAGGCCCAGCAGCACGGGCCCGGGGGTCCAGGTCCAGCCGCTGTGGACGATGGAGCCGGTGCTGGTCACCTGGAATGTGTCGCCGGTGGTGGCGGCCTGCTCAGTGATGCCGACGGTGGACAGTGCATGCGCCAGGGTGCCGGCGTCGGCGTGCACGCCGAGGCCGTCAGCGTTGATGGCGATGGCGCGGTGGCCGTGCAGGGTTGCGCCGGCCTCGAGGGCGAGGGCTCCGCCTGGCTCGCCGCGGGGTCCAGCGGGGCCCTGTCCGACGGCCATCGTGCTGGACATGGTCGGTGCAGGCGAGACGGTGCTGGTGATGACCGGCGCCGGCTGTACGACGGACTGCATCACGTCAGGCACGGGTCACCTCCGGGTGCACGCGCACGGCGCCCCAGTGCAGCGGCGTGACACGACCCAGGGTGTCGTGCAGCTCGATGTCCCAGGCGTAGAGGCTTTCCGGCTTGGTGGAGTCCAGCCCGGCCGCGATGGAGGCAGTGACGGTGGACGACAGGCCGAACGTGTACACCCCGGCCGATGCGTCCGTGATCTGCACATCGAACGCCGCAACGACAGCGGTATCGGCCGCGCGCTTGCGGATCTGCCCGACGATGGTGCAGCCTGTCAGGTCGACTGGGGTGGCGTCCGGGTTGGTCAGCGTGTCGGTGACCGGTCCGAATGTCGCCCCCTGACGAATGAGCAGGTCGAGCCGGTTGCCGGCGCTGCCGATGGTGGGGGTGGCGCTCATGCTGTGGCCTGCTGCTGCTGTTGTTGCTGCACCGGCGCCGCTGCGCCAGCGCGTGGAACGGCCGCGATGCCGTTGTCGCGCAGCATCTGCTGCTCGCGCACCTTGGCCGTGAAGCTGCGGTGCCAGTCGGTGCCCCAGAGCTCCCACTCGGCGCGCTCCAGCGTCATCAGGCGGGCATCGACGGCGGCGGTGTAGGCTGCCACCTCGTCTCTGGGGTTCAGGCTGCCCTGGCTGTCGCCATGCCACGCGGCGCGGGTGTAGGCCCAGCGGTGCAGCGCGGACTCGAAGAAGCCGGGGGCCTGGATGCGGCCGAGGCTGACGGCCTCGGCCATCCACGTCTCGAACACCGGCTGGCAGGCGCTGATGACGAGCCAGGCGCGCTCGGTGCGGAAGTGCTGCCAGGCGTCGAGCAGCTCGGCGCGGCTGGCGGAGTAGCTGGCGTCGAAGCGCTTGATGAGCAGGCTGCGCGGCATGTGCAGGCCGGCGGCAATGAGGGTCAGCAGGCCGAGCACGAAGGGCTCGTAAGCGGTGTTGGGGCGCTTCGGGTCAGCGAACACCGGCTCTTCGCCGGGCAGCAGGCCAATGACGGCACCGGCGCCCATGGCGATCTCGGGGCCGGGTGCGCCTCCAGCTGCGGGCTGCTCGGTCGTTGCACCGAAGACGGGGGCCGGGCCGGAGCCCTTTTCCTGCTTGATGAAGACGGTGTAGAAGGCGGAGATGACCGCAGCGCTGATCTCCGCTTCGGTGTACCGGCCGAGATCCTTGATGGCCTGGATGACGGGCGCCAGGTAGGGCACGCCGCGGGTCTGCTCCGGCCGGGTGGCGCGCAGGTGGTGCAGGATGCGGCGGCGCCCGGAGGGGCCGATGAAGGCGTACCAGGTGCCGGCGTAGCGGCCACCGCCGCGCAGGCTGGTGACGGCGCTGCCAGGGTGGCGGTCGTAGATGTGGGCGGCCACCGGGGCACCGCTGGACTCGGCGCGGCGGATGCCGGCGACGACGGTGTCGGTGTCCTGGGCGGCATTGGGGTTGCCGCAGCGGTCGGACTCCAGCAGTTGCAGTCGCAGGCGGTAGGGCTGGTCCCAGGTGGCCTGGGGCGCATCGGGCAGCAGAGTGAAGCAGTCGCCGGATTCCAGGCGGGAGCCCAGGACGCCTGCCTGCCACTGGAAGAATGCCTGCTGGCCGTACCAGTCGCAGGCGGTGGGCGAGTCGGCCCAGAGGCTGAACTCACGCAGGACGGCCTGCTTCCACTCGGCGGCCTGGTCGTCCGTCCAGCCGAGCACGGCCTGATCCGGCTCGGGGATGGGCACGAGGCCGGTGCCGACGACGCGGTTGATGTTGGTGGTGATTGCCGCTTCGCCGATGGGGTTGGTGCGGCGCAGCTCGCGGCTTTCGGCGCGCTGGCGCGGCAGGGCGCGCAGCTGGTCGGCATCCGCACTGCGGGGCGTGGTGGCCCAGCGGGCGTTCATGGGGCTGCGCGGGCCGCCGTCCGAGCCGTTGCCGCTGAAGGCCTCGAAGGTGGCGCGATCACGCAGGCGAGCCATGGCGGCGCGCGGCGAGATGGCGGCGATCGCGCGCTCGATGAGGTTTGGCTGCAGGCGGATCATGGTGGAGGTTCGACGACTCGGTGGCTCAGGCGTAGGGCCGGGCGTAGACGATGCGGCTGCCGGTGCCGGCGGCCTGGGCGTCGAGCGTGGCGATCTCGCTGCGCAGCTCGGTGATCTGGGCGCGCACCTCGCGCAGCTCAGTCATCTGCCGGGTGCGGGCGGTGGCGCCGTCGCCTACTGTGGTGGACTGCGCCTGCAGGATGCGCAACTCGGCGGCCAGGTAGGCATCAAGCCGGGCCTGGAGTTGGTCACGGGTCACATGTCGGCCTTCGTTCAGCGGCGCTTGGCCAGGATGGCGGTGGCCGCACGCTGGAACTCGACGGCGAAGCGGTCTCGAACCACGGCGGAGACGACGCCATCGAAGTCCAGCTGGCTGGTGTAGGTTGGCGCCTTGCCGAAGATGAAGAGCGGGCGCAGGCGCGCGCCCTCGCGGCGGTAGATGCCTTCGGCCGCGCCAGCTCGCACGCGCCGGCCGGCGCCGCGGCCAACTGATGGGGAGCCGACGAAGAGGTCGTTCTGCAGCCGCTTGCCGCGCCCGGCCTTCTGGCCCTTGGCGCCGACGCCCCCGCGCACGGCCTGCAGGGCGCGCAGGATGGTGCGCACTTCGGCGCCGGAGACGTTGCCGGCGGCGTCGAGTTTGGCGGCAGCGCCCGGCATGGCAAATTGGCCCTGGCGCAGCACACCCATGTAGCGCAGGCCACGCTCCAGGCGCTTTTCGGAGCGCGAGCCACCTTGCACTTCTGGCAGCAGGTAGGACTCGGGCCGGGTGGAGGTGCTGCCGGCCTGGTCCTTGACGGACAGGCGCGCAATGAGCTTGTCCCTGGTGGCCGGCTCGACGCGCAGGGCGTTGAGCGTGTAGGCGGTGGGCTGGTCGAACACCTGCGGCATGCGCTGCTGTACAGCCAACTGACCCGCCTTGACCGACCGCGTCAACGCGGTGGATGCGGCGTAGGGGATGACGCTTGCCGGCACATCACGCGCAGCGGCAATGGCATCCGCCACGCTCATGGTACCGGTGGACGAGAAGGCGAGCATGGGTGTCGGTGGTTGATCGATGGGGTTTCGATGCAAGAGTCAGCAGCCCAATAAAAAGCCCGCCGGCCTGGTGAGGCGCGGCGGGCTGAACACTCGAGGAGACATTCGAGCGGGGTTCCCGGAGGTCGCTGACGGAGATCTTTGGCGTTGACGAAGTTTCAGAACTAGCCGAATTGGGGCGAATTTTCGGCAAAAGTGTCTCGGCTCAAAAGCGTTTTTTGTCTCGATTTTTAGAGACACTTTTGTAAGTGGCGTCGTTCAAGTCACGGCGTGCGTCTTGCGCACCGCGCGACACTCTTGCGGCCACAACAAGATATGGTTGCCCCGTCCACGCTCATCGTCGGCAGGGAACGAACGCAAAGAATCGGGAAGTTCGCAATCCATTCGCACCCACGCGGCGTCATCGCGGATTCGCAGGCGCACAACCGTCCCAGTCGTTCCGGCCAGCTCTCGCTGCGCTGCACTGTTCGGAGGCGGCGCCAGGCAGTCAACCTCTGCCAGCACCCGCACCGCCTGCCCGAGTCGAAATTCCATCGCCTGATCACTCCTTCGCTGCGGTACCGGAATCCGGCACGCGAATTTCTGCGGTCCAGCTCCCATAGCCTTCTTTCGGGCGCAGCGCTTCGCGGGTCACGATCAAGTCGTGCTTCGTCGGGAAAAGGTCTTGCGCCGATGTGAACAACTGACCTGGCTTCATGTCGGGGAACACCTCGCCAACCGCGCTCGCAAGCAGACCTATAGGCTCGTAATCGCATCCGGTGCGGCATAGCTTCTCGGGCTTTCCGCTACCTTCGCAGCGAACGCCAGCCCAGTCCCAACGGGCCACGCCGTGCAACGTGTCGGCCACGCGCTGCGCAACGGCCGCAGCCAGAGCGGCGCGGCGCTCGGCGTACTTTTCGTTCAGGCGATCTGCCCACCAGTCTCCGGCCATCTTGGAGGCTGTCTGCACTTGATCCATCGTCTCTCCTGCGTTGTCGATTCGTTGCATGTCCATGGCATCTCACCCCGCCAGCACGTGCTGCGTGATGCTGCGGATGCCGTTGTTCTGCTCCGCGGTCCGAGTGAGGCCAGGCCGGATCTCGCTCACGACCTCACCGGTGACGAACTGGACGTTCTTGCGCTCGGCGTTGCGCGCGAACTCTATCTCCACCTTGGCGGTGTTGACGACGACCTGCGACAGTTCGCCGATCGTACGGGCCTGGTAGATGGAAACGGTCCCATCCTTCACTCCGTCGATGGCCTGGAAGAGGCGGGTGCGCAGATCGGCAATGGTGTACTGGGTGCTCATGGGTGGCTCGTGTCGGTTGGGTGGGTGGTCTTGTCGGCGGTGGCCGGGTGTGATGGGGAGCGCGCAGCCTGATCGCGGGCGCGCTGGTTGGTGATTCGGGTCAGAGTGGCGCGAAGGCGCGTGATCTCGCGCAGCTCCGGCGGCAGGCGCGTCCATGAGTTGCGCCGGCCGTGTTCTGCGCGGGTGATCAACTCGACGGCGTCGAGGGTGATCAGCGCCGGGTCCGTGGTGGCGCAGCCTGGCCTGAACACGACGAGGTGGCCGGCCGGGACTGGCCCGTTGGCTGCCTCCCAGACGAGCCGTGACACTGGCTTCCATCGGTCTGTGTTGTTGCCGGGGTCATCGTTGACTTTGCGCTGCAGCTGGCCATCCACGATGCGCAGGCTGCCCACAGGTTTCCAGGTCCATGGCTTGTTGCCGGGCGCGAACTGGGTGGCGATGCTGCGCCCACCGGCCTGGTAGTCCATGCCCTTGTTCCAGGTGGCGTGGCCAGGCGTGAAGTGTCCGGCGTTGGCCAGGCCGGCCTCGTTGCGCTGTCGGTTGCGCTCCCTGGCGATGGCGGTGATGGTTTCGACGGACTTGCGCAGGCCGATGTCATTGGCGCGATTGAGCGTCGCCTTGTGCCCACGGCCCAGTTGGCGCGCCAGGTCGGTGGTGACGCAGGTGGCGTAGTTGGCGCGCAGGAAGGCATCTTCTTCCGGGGTCCAGGCTCGGCCGCCCATGGTCAAGCCTCCTCTGCGTGTGGAGACGTGCGGCGCTCCAGCTCGGCGAGCAGGGCCTCGTCCTGGGCGGAGCGCAGGGCGTCGAGTGCCTGCTCGGCAATGTCGGCCTCGTGGCTCACGGCCTGCTGCAGGTCGAGCATGTGCTGGGCGGCGTCGAGCAGTCCAGCTAGGCACTGCGGCGTGGCATGGATGGCCATGACGGTGCGTCCGTCCTCGGCCGATCCGCAGGGCCGCGCCGCGGCGTGCATGGCTCGCAGGATGCTGGCGAGCTGGGTGGAGATCATGCGGCCAGTTCCTCGTCATCCGGCATGGCGATGCGCTGATGGCCAGCGCGCTGGTGCTCTGCGTTGACCGCGATGAGGCGGTAGGCCTCTGCGACGACGCAGCGGCGAAAACTGCCCAGGCGGCGGTACCAGGCGGAGCGGCTGATGTGCAGCTCCTCGGCCGCGCGTTTGACGTTGCGCACGCGGTGTCTGTAACAAAGTTCGAATACGATGCGTCCGCCGTCCAGCGGTTTTGCGCTCACGGCGGCATTGAGTGCCATGAGGAGCGCAGAGCATGCGGCGTCTGGTCCACCCTCGGTAGCGGTGACGGCGGAGCGGCGGCGCTGGAGCTTGGCCAGCAGGTTGACACCGAGCGTGGGCGGAGGGCCGTAGAACTTGCGGGTGTGGACCCAACCGGCCCACTGCTCACAGAGGATGTGGTCGAGCTGTTCGAGCTTGTCGGCCTCTGCGCCGGCCGCTCCTGCGCTGTCTGGCTGGTGGTGTGTGGCTGTGATCATGTGATTTGGTCGAAGGTCAGCCGCGGTAGATGCCATGGCTGTAGATGCGGCGGGCGGGCT